GTTTAGTAGTTATGATATTGAACAGATGATTGAACACTACAATACTAAATTAAAGACCTTTCTGTAATTTTTTTGTTTTATTGTTTTATTATTAGGGGTGGTTTAATTACTACCCCTTTTTTTTGTTTAATATTTTTTTATAACTTAGCAATATGGAACATTTAACAAAAGCAGAACTTCAGGGCAAGGTCTTGGAACTGCAACACGAAAACTCTTTACTAAGAAAACAACTAAACATTCAAAACGGAATTTATTATGGACAACACACAGAAGTACATTATTAAGCAAAACGCACTTACAAATGCAAATGCTTTTTGGCAATCAGAAGAAACTAAAACTGAAGAAAAGGTTTTAGCAACTGCACAACAGTTTGCAGATTGGGTAATGGGAACTGAACAATCTTTACCACCTATACCTAAAAAAGCTGAAGATGAGAAAGGATGGTTAAACCAAAACACACCTGACTACAATAAAGCTATAGATTTAGTTAAAAAAGGTTATGCAATACAAGACCTTAGAAACCAATTTAAAATAAGTAAAAAAGTAGAATTAGAATTAAATAAGATATGAATTTAAAAGGAACTATTAAGTTAATAAATAACGCACAGAAAATAAGCGACAAGCTAACTAAACAACAAATGGTACTTACTATAGATGAAGATACCAAGTACCCACAGAACATTGCAATAGAGTTCTTAAACGACAAGACACAAATACTACAGAAACACAAAGCAGGAGAAAAAGTATCTGTAGATATTAATCTAAGAGGCAATGAGTACAACGGTAAATACTATAATAACTTAGTAGGTTGGAAGGTAGCACACATAATTAATAACGAGGTTACTAACTCACAACAAAACCCACAACGAGAAGCAGAAATAGATTTACCATTTTAATAATAGGGGGGCATTGCCCCCTTTTTTTTATGCCTAAAAGATTAAAACAAGACGAACCTATGCCTATAGATTTTTGGAATTACGGTATAAATCCTATATTAGGCTACAAATATGACCCATTAGAAAGAAATAGTAAAAAAGAATATTTAAAGTATGGATTAAATGTAAACCAAATTAGATGATAGCACAAAGCAATAAAATAAAAGAAAGGATTTTAGATATTAAGTATGGAAGGGTAAAGGAAGGCTTAAAAATAGGAGTACCTGACATAGACGAATACATAAGATACAAACAAGGAAACTTTAATTTAATTATAGGACACGCAAACGTAGGAAAGACTACAATAATTAGTTACCTATTTACAGTATGGGCAATAAAACACAAACTAAGATTTTTAATATGGTCAAGTGAAAACACACCACAGAGCATACTTAGAAAAATTATAGAGTTCAAAATGAACAAACCTATACACATTGCACAAGAAGATGAAATTAACAATACGGTAAAATGGGCAGACAAGTATTTTAAAATAATAGACGTAGAAGATTTGTACACATATAAGGATTTACTAAAAGAAGCACAAGCAATTAAAAATGCTTGGGATTATAATGCACTACTTATAGACCCTTATAATAGTTTAAGCAAAGACCATCAGCTTTTAAAAGCAGTAGGCGGACACGAATACGACTACCAAGTAAGTAGTGAATTTAGATTATTTGCTAAAAAGCAAAACGTAACAGTATTTTTAAACGCACACGGACAAACTGACGCATTAAGAAGAACTAATGCAAAAGGACACGAATATGAAAACCTGCCAATGCCATTAGGTCTTGCAAGTGTAGAGGGTGGTGGTAAGTGGAGTAACAGAGCAGATGACGTACTTTGTTGCCATAGATATAACTCACACGAAAGCGAATGGATGTACAGTCATTTGCACGTATTAAAAGTAAAAGAAACAGAAACAGGTGGTAGATGCACACCATTCGAAAAACCTATTAAGTTACGAATGACATTAAACAATGTTGGGTTTGAATTTCAGGGTAAAGATATACTGCACGAAGAACCGAATAAGATTAAATTTTGAAAGCAGAACTAATATTTAGTTACCCTATGGTTTACTTATTTATAGCAACAGGTATTATAACAATTTTTTTCACGTTTGTTGGATTATATAACAATGCAGAAATTATAATATCACCTATTAAAGGATTTGTCATAGGTGCTTTAGTACACGAAGAAACATTTACAGAAAACAATAAAGAAATTACGGAATACACTTTACAAGCAATTTTAGGAATAATAAGTGTAAACGTAGTATGGGAAGTGAGTGGCTAAGTAAAGTAGCCGAAAGACATAACGAGTGGCTAAAAATAGTAGAATCGTTTGGAGAGAAAAATTTTCAAGAGGACATTGTTCAGGAGGCTTATTTGATAATTTATAAGTACGCAAGTGAAGAAAAGATTATTGATAATGGTGTGGTTAGTAGGGGGTATATGTATTTTACCCTTCGCACAACTTGGTTACAGTTTATTAATGCTAAAAACAAAGTTCAAAAAATTGAACTCGATGCAGAAGAAAACTATACGCAAATTGCAGACAATACAGACTTGGATGAGCAAATAGGATATGATAAATTTAGAACACTAATAGATGACCATATAAATAATTGGAGATGGTATGACAAAACACTATTTAGACTGTACAGAGATACAGATATGTCTATTAGAAAAATAGCAGACGAAACTAAAATAAGTTGGGTTAGCATATACAACACACTAAAAAAATGCAAAGAAGAACTTAGAGAATTATTTGACGAGGAGTATTTAGATATGAAATTTAAAGATTATGAACGAATTACCACCAAAAGACAAGAGGACTAAAGCCTTTAAAAAATGGAAGGCTAAACACGCACAAGCAAGTGAAGGACTTGGCGATACTGTAGAGAAGATAACAAAAGCTACAGGCATAAAGAAAGCGGTAAAATGGTTAGCAGGAGAGGATTGTGGCTGCGATGCAAGACAGGAAAAACTAAACAAAATGTTTAGATACAAAAAGCCTGAATGTCTTACAGAAGATGAGTTTAATGTAATTAAGATGGCTATAGATACTAAAAAGAATAAGTTTACACCTGACGAGCAGGAAACGTACAAAAAAATATACGAAAGAATATTTAAAACAAAGGTAGAATGTACACCCTGCAGTTTTGGTAAGCTAATATGGAAAGACTTAGTATCAGTATATAATCAGTATTTGTAATGTACATAAACCCAATAGAAGATAAAATATACAAAACCCTAAACCAAGATAGAAGGGTAAACAAATATTTTAATAGTAAATCAGTAGGTAAGTGTATGAAACTTATAGACAACTACTACCATTTATCAAATAATTTTACTAAGGATGGGTGGGAAGAATTTTATTTGACAATAGATAGAGAAATTAGGATAGGTCAAATTGCACTTGAAATTAAAGAACTTACAGGTTATGATGACAAAACTATAGTGGACTACATATATCATAGAATTATTGGACAAACCTACAACGGATTTGTTAGAGAAATGAAATTTATAAAACAACTAAATAATTTTTATCCTAACTTAGATTTTAGAAAAGCATTATATGAGTTAGATGAAAAATACTTTACAGATTTTGAGGTATATACAAAAGATACGTTAGTGTTTGGTGGGCAGATTAAACCAATTAGCTATATGTATATGAGTAAACCTTATCAAGTTAAGGCAAAAGAAAACCACGAAAAACAAAGATTAGATTACAGAGAAAGATTTAAAGTACCACATCTACTTATATATTATCAAAACGAAGAAATATACGAACTACAGAAAATAAAAAACAAGATAGACATAATATTACATTACAACAATGCACAAAAAAATACACAATCTAAAACACCTAAATTACTTAGCTAACTTTGATATTATAGCAAACACCTTATTAGAGTGGCAAGAGAAAAAACCAACTGATGCAGTTGACAAGCTAATAGGTAGTCTTGTAGATATTAATTACTACATCACAGAAATATATACAAACGAACTATACTTTAACAAAGCACTAAATGAATACAGAGCAGACAAACTAAGAGCAATAGACAGAGCAACTAAAGCAGAAAAGAAAGTAGAAGAATTAGAAAAAGAAATAGCAAAACTTAAAAAAGAAAAAGAATTAGGCTTATGAGTGATAGTAAAAAGAAATACTTTGAGATGCACACAGATGGCATAGTAGAAGATGTTAAGTATATTATGGACAAGCGTAGTGAAAAAGGACAAAAGGAATACGGAACTACCCTTGAAGATAACCCTGACGAGTTTTATGCTTGGTTAAATCATTTGCAGGAGGAATTAATGGATGCTACCCTATATATTCAAAAGATAAAAAAACTTAAATAATGAGTAAAGTTTTAGATGTTACTTGTGGTGTAAGGGGAATGTGGTTTAATAAAAAAGATGAAAGAGCATTATTTATGGATAAGCGAAAAGAAATTCATAACAATATATATCCATCTTTAAAAAGCACTTTGGTAATTGACCCTGATATAGTAGGAGATTTTACCAATATGAAATTTGACGATAATTCATTTTGGCATATTGTTTTTGACCCACCTCACATAAAAAGAAACAAACTTGGAGAGATAACTAAAAGATATGGAAACTTAGAGGGTGATTGGAAGAAAACTATTAGTAAGGGATTTGAAGAATGTTTTAGAGTGTTAAAACCAAATGGGACACTAATTTTTAAATGGAGTGAAGTGCAATTTTCCATAAAGGAGGTGTTAAAACTTACTGACCAAAAACCCCTATATGGACACAAGAGTGGAAAAAGAATGAATACACATTGGATTGCTTTTATAAAATAAATACATAAATAGTTTGTTAATTAAATATTAATAAGTAGTTTTACCAAAAGCAAAATTATGGACAACTACAGTAAATTTTTATGGTCATTTTATTCTAATGACGAACTGCGACAAATTATTAAAAGCGGCAGCACACTTACAACCCACATAGAAGAAGCCAAAGCTGAATTAAGTAATAGGCAAGAATCACAAGACGAAATACTTGGATTATGATACAAGAAAAAGATTTTAACATAGAAATAACTACTAACGATTTATATTCAGAAGTAGATGAAAAAAAAGATTTTTCTAATGCAAGGAAAGAAATAAAATCTATTTTCTATAACTATAATACATTGCCAACGATAGGCGATGTGATACTTTCAGATAAAGATGAAAATTGGGAAATAGAAAAGAGGTTATTTGCAGGGCATCATATAGAGTTAATTATTAAGCCTACCGAACTTTTTTAATATGATTACACTACTAAACGGAGAGGCTTGGGGTAAGGATGAAATACTAACACAGGCTTATGATGACGAGTTTTACTACGGTCATCTTGGTAAGTACGCACTAAGTAGTAGTAGTCTAAAAACTATTCTTAAAAGTCCTAAGACCTACAGAAATATTATTAAGTACGGTAGTGGAGAGGACACCCCTGCACTAAGAGCAGGTAAGTTATTACATTGGATGGTATTAGAACCGCATAAGATAGATAAGTTACACTTTGTAGATGTATCTTCTAAGAACACTAAAGTTTATAAGGAGGCACTATCTAAACACGGTGAGGTTTATTTAGAGAAAGAAAAGCAAGATGCAGAAAGACTAACAGATGCTTTACTAAGAAACGGTGAAGCTATAAAGCTAATTAATAAGTCAGAGTTTGAAGTACCTGCATTAGAGATGTTAGATGGTTTTCCTGTAAGAGGCAAAGCAGACATACTAAAAGAAGGACACATTATAGATTTAAAAAGTAGCCAAGAACTAAACAGTTTTAGGTACTCTGCAGATAAATTTGGTTACGACCTACAGGCATATATTTACAAAAGATTATTCAAAGCAAGTAAGGTTACGTTTTTAGTAATTGACAAGGGTAGTTGTGATATAGGAATATTTGAGGCAAGTGATGAATTTATAGCAAGAGGCGAGGACAAATTCAAACAAGCTACAGACCTATATAAATACTTTTTTGTAGAAGAACACGACTTAGACCAATATGTAATGCGGGGTATATTATAATAAATTGAATAAAAAAGTAGCAAACGAATTTTACCTATTAGCACTATTAGATATAGAAAATGGTGTTACCTTAGACGAGTTAAAAAAAACACTAAAAATGTACGAGGACTTGGAAGATTACGAGGCTTGTGCAGGAATATTAAAAGCAATAAAAGAAATAGAAAATGACAATAGACAAAATTAGAGAGTTAGTAGAACACGAAACAGGATACGACTTAACAAACACAAAAAGAACAACAGAGTATGTATATATGAGAGCAATGTATTATAAGCTATGCAGGGAATATACTTTACATTCTTTAAACACAATAGGTAAATCAGTAGGCAAGAATCACGCTACTGTATTACACGGACTAAAGCTATTTGATAATTGGATAGATAAGCACGAAAAATCTTACATAGATACTTACAGTAAGTTAGATAAAGTAATAGCAAGTAAACTGAACAGAGAAAGAAAGTATCGAGATAAAGAATACTACAGAAACAAGTACGCAAAAACTCTTATAAAACTAAGAGATGTAGAAAACAAACACAGAAACCTGTTAAAACTTATAAATGTATAAACCACTACCTAAAGAACTAACAATAAAGAAAAGTAAAATAGAAGGTCTTGGTGTATTTGCTACAGTAAAAATAGAAGCGGGAAGCGAATTAGGAATAACACACCATAAAAAAGAACCAACATCTTTATACGGAGATGACTTAATTAGAACACCTTTAGGAGGCTTTTTAAACCATAGTGATACCCCTAACTGCTTTATACAAAGAAAAGGCAAAATAGGCACCTTATATACAATTAGACCCATAAAGGTAAACGAAGAACTAACCGTATATTATACTTTGTACGATGTTTAACATTTGGGAGTACGTAGGAATATTTTATTTAACTGCAGTAGCAGTACTAATAATAGCATTGTTTTTTAACAAAGAATAGTTTTTTTTATTGTATAATTATTAATAATGTTTTTTAATTCTATGGATGGCAGAAGAAATAACGGAGGACACAAAACCGCAGGTAGAAAGTCTAAGGCAGAAGAAGTAAACCTCATTGAGAAACTTACACCTTTAGAAGATGCAGCATATTTAGCATTAAAAGAAGGAGTAGAAAGAGGCGATTTTAAATTTGTACAACTTTTCTATAATTACTATGCAGGTAAGCCAAGAGAAACTAAGGACATTACAATCAACGAGGATATACCTTTGTTTATGGAGGATTAGGGATAACCACAACCCTAACCTGCATTATGTATGCGAGTAAAGAAAACTATTGCATTTCACAAACTAAAAAAACTACAAAGCAGGATACGAATAGTTAAGGGTGGAACAAGTGCATCTAAGACTATATCTATACTTTGTTTGCTAATAGATTATGCTATAAGAAACGAAGGCAAAGAGATTAGCGTAGTATCAGAGAGTATTCCCCATCTAAGGCGAGGCTGCGTCAAGGATTTTTTGTCTATCTTAAAAAGTTTAAATAGGTACAAAGAAAGCCAATACAATAAAAGCACGTTAAAATACACTTTTACAAACGATAGCTATATAGAGTTTTTTAGTACAGACCAAAGCGATAAACTAAGAGGTGCAAGACGTACAGACCTATATATCAACGAATGTAATAACGTACCTTTTGATGCTTACACACAATTAGCAGTTAGAACTTCAGGTACTATATGGTTAGACTACAACCCATCAAATCTGTTTTGGGTGGATAAGGAACTTATAGGAAAAGAAGATACCGACTACGTTACACTTACCTACAAAGACAATGATGCACTACCTGAATCGATAGTAAAAGAAATAGAGAAAGCAAGAGATAAGGCAAAGACATCTACCTATTGGGCAAATTGGTGGAGGGTTTACGGTTTAGGAGAAACAGGTTCTTTAGAAGGTGTATGTATTCCTGATTGGAAAGAAATAGACACAATACCACAAGAAGCAAGACTATTAGGATATGGTATGGACTTTGGATATACAGACCCCACTACAATCATAGCACTTTACAAATACAACGAAGCCTACATATTTGATGAGGTGTTTTATAAGTCTAATACCGTTTTAAGGGATGTTAGCCTGTTTTTAAGGCACAATCACATAAAAGAGAACATAATAGCTGACCAAGCAGAACCTAAGTCCATAGAAACGCTTAGAAGGGATGGGCATAATATCTACCCTTGTACTAAAGGCAGGGATAGTGTAAACTTTGGAATTAACCTAATAAACCAAAACGAAATATATGTAACAAGCAAAAGCAGGAATCTAAAAAGAGAACTACAAGGCTATGTATGGGCAAAAGACAAAGATGGCAACACCCTACCTAAACCAACAGGCGAACACCCTGACTGCATAGATGCTTGTAGATATATACTAACAGATACAATAGATAATTCCCACAGGGGAGAATATTTTGTATATTAATTTGGTATTTAATAAAATGTTTATATCTTTGAACTGTAAACATTAAAACAATTATATTATGAA